TCATAACGATAAGTTCCTTGAGGTGGTCTTGTACTTCTACCTAAATAATTTAATCCACTGATATTGGTTATACACTTATGTCCACCTGAGTTTGCTTGAATTAAGTCCCAAGCATTTATTAAAACGTTATCTAATATGTTCTTTTCTCTATCCGTTAAATCCTTGAATGGTTTTTCCATCATTTCTTTAACTCTCATCAAAGCCTCTTCCCCATTTGGTAAACCGATAAATTTTCCACCATAAATTGCATCAAAATCTTGGAACGTAAACCCAATACTCTCAGGGTTGACGCTTGTTTCACTAATCCACTTTATTGATGATAACGGTATTTTCTTTTCTTTAAGTTGACCTTCCCACCTTGATATAACTTCTTGGGCAATCTCACCAAGGTTAACACCTTTAAGTTGCCTTTCCTTTTTAAACGGGTTACATGAAGCCTGTACCAACCCCATCGGCCAAACCATAATGAGAAAGTCTGCCTCAGGATTATTTCTAAATGGGGTATACCTGTCATATGACCCAGGCTTGAACATACTACCTCCACCGTATTGGTAAATAATGTTGTCTTGTACTTCGGGAAATCCCTTCATTTGTTCTTTATAATCTTCTGCATTTTTTTGTAATTCTTCTGGCTCAGGTGCATTGGTATCTTTCATCCAATCTTTAATATTGTTCAGAATATTCATCAAAGAAGGCTCTGAATCCATAACAAGTCTTTCTAAAAATCCTGGTTTGTTTTTGAATGCTAATATCAATTTGTTAATGACAAATCCTAACAACAACTTATTTCTTTGGAGTGACTTATCCTTATCTATTCTGTAGATATAGTTAACAACTTCATCTGGTGTAATGTTTTGTCTTGCGAAGTCTGCTGAATCAACTGTGTTAATCAATAAAACATCTGAACTCGGAAATAATTCTTTCGGTGAAACAATTTGAGATATCGTTTCAACATTTGAACGAGCTTGTCTGAAAGATTTTGATGTTCCTTTTTCAGCACCAACTTGTTTGTCATGGTGGTCCGTATGAATCTTGAACATTGGTTTTCCGTGTGCAAAATCAACAAGAACTGGCATTACATCACCTGTTGCATCGTTCTTTTTAACCGAAAATTCTTTATCACCATACTGAATAATGTGAGCACCAACAACGTCAATACCGTTATTCTCAAGGTACTTTTTCATCGCAATAGCAGTAGTAACACCATCTAAATCCTGATGAAAATAAATTTCGGCTTTAGGATATCTCTTCCTTAAAGCCGAAATGTCTCTTATACCACTCTCTTTAATTAATTTTTTCAACTATCCTTTGAATTTTTTACCAATAAAATTTATAAATTGGTTAATAGGTCCTCCTTCATCCGCAACAAAGTCTTTTAATTGATTTTTGTCTTCAGAAGGCATTTTGCTCCAAGTTTCATCTCCCCACACTCCATCAGTACGACTGCATCCGATAGCCGCTTGATATTTTGATATTGCCTGTGCAGTTTGTGATTTTAAATTATTATCTGTTTTACCATCAACAACTAAGGGTTGTCTATTATCACCTGTAATTTTTTTTGAGATTAAAAATCGTTGAATTGCTCTTACGAATTCTTTTTCAATATTTTGTTCTGAAATAACTCTTTCAACAATTTTAGTTAAATCATTTTCTGTAAGTCTTATTACTTTATTTGCCATATTAGTATTTTAATGTAAGTCTATATTTTAATTGATTAATATCTGCCAACATTTCATCTCTTAAATTTAATAAATCACTATCATATCTTGAATCTAAATGGTCAGACATACCTACTAAGAATTCAGTAATTCCATCCATAAAGTTTTGTACACTTAATGATTTAATATCTTGAAACATAATTGAAAACTCTGGGTCAAATTCAACTCTACCATATTTTCCCATCATAGCCTCCACAAATTTATCTATGATATCACCTAATGAATCATATATGTCACCATATGCTTTATGTTTTGCATCTCCAAATGTTTGCCAATGCAAAAATTTGAATTGTAATTGAATTTGTACTAGTTTGAGTGTTAATTCTTCTTTCATTTTTTAATTGTTTTTTTATAATGCCGCTAGAAATTCACCTTTTGCTGTTCCTCCAAAAATACTGCTGAAGAAGTCCCCGATAGGATTTTTTGAATTAGCAGGTTTAGAAGAACTTGCTGTTGATTGTTGTGTTTGAGTATCAGGAATTTCTGTATCCCCAAATGTTTCTTGTGCATATTCCTGAGCTTGTGGTGTCTTTTGATATTCCGCAAATTTTGATTCCAATTTTTCTTGACCCATTTCTTTTAATGCTTCATCAGGGCCAACAAAATTAGCTAAACCTAAGAAATCTAAAAATCCTGCCCAAAGTTTAGTTTGTCTCATCAAAGACCTGACAGATGCGTTTCTTCCTATTAATTGAGGCATTCCTCTAAAAAGAGTTTTCCATGAAAATAAACCTTTAGTTGTTCTGTAAGATGAAAACAAACCACTTTCTTTTGATGCCTTAATTAATTTTTGAAGTCCATCAACTTGTTGAGCTTTAGTTAATTTTGGCATATTTTTTGCAAAAACACCAGCTCCATATCTGACTGTTTTACCTTTTACCGCACCTTTTTCAAATAACTCTATCCATTGTGTAATAGTTCTTTTCATTCCACCTGGCATCGGAACTCTTTTTACTAAATCTTTAAGTTTCCCCGCATATTTTCCAATACCACTAACAAAAGTTCCTACGATACCTCCCGATTTAGAAATTTTAGCTAATTCAGCAGCTGCTTCTGCAGACTTGCCAGCTTTTGATAGTTTCATAACTCCACTCAATGCCTTTGCACTCGGTGCTCCAATTTTTAAAGCACCCATTACAGGTTTTGCAATCAAGTCACCAGCATATGGTATTGCAGAAACAAATGATAAAAATCCAAATAGATAATCACCTTGACTTATATATGAAATACCATTTACAGCATCTACGACACCTGTAGGGTCAAAAATACCAACAACATCTCCCAAAGTATTGTACCATTTATCTTCCTTGATTAACATTGCCTTTTTAGGATACAAAATTTTCATCATTTCAACAACTGTTTCTTTTTGTTTCTCATTGAATTTTGCCCAATTTTGTTCGGCTAATTTTAGATTTTCCTCTTTTGTGATTAAATCTTGGATTATTTCTAATTGTCTTTCGTTTATAATAATTTCAGCCATTTGTATTTTTCTTTATAAATATCCATATAAATAAAAAAAGGGTCATACGACCCTTTTATTATAAACCTAATTCCATTTGTCTATTTTTATCTATAAAATGTTGGACTCTTTCTTTAGCTACTTTAGTATAATTTTCACTCAATTCAATACCCAACCAACGTCTTCCACTAACTTCGGCAGCAACTAAACTAGTACCACTACCTGTGAATGGGTCAAGGATTAAATCATTTCTGTATGTCAAAATCTTGATTGCCTTCAATGGGATATCCATTGAAAATGTTGCCTTAGTCTGTTGTTTGGTATCAGCAAAGTATTCCCATTGGCCGTAAACCAAACTCATGAACTCTTTCTTATCTTCTTCTTGATACATCATCTTCTGTTTGATAGTACCATCTTCTTGTTCTAAATCAACCAACTCACCCTTCCATTGTGGTTCACCCTTAACTTTTTTTATGTGATTCTTCTTATATCCAAGAATAACACACTCTTTAGGGTTATAGATATATGGTGCAGATGGAGACATCCATGAACCCCACGCAGTAGTCTTACTTCTATGTGGTGAATTTTCATCAAGGTCAACCAACCCAAAGAATTTGAATCCAAGATTCTTCATGATTTGATAAAACTCAGACATAAATAATATTCTTCCTCCTCTATCTTGTACATTCACTTCATAAGGAATGTTTACAGCAATTCTACCATCATCTTTAAGAATTCTATATGACTCTGACAACCAATCCTTTGTAAACTGCCAATAATCTTCCATAGATTGTCTATCATCATGAGTATCGTAATCAATCCCCACGTTGTATGGAGGTGATGTTACAATTAAGTCCACACAAGACTCAGGAAGACTCGCCATCACTTTAATACAATCCCCATTAATTATTTTATTCGTTTCTAACATTATAGTTTACCTTCTTGTTTTAATTGTTCCCTAATTTTAGTTGCAGATATTTCACCGACTTCTTGTGGTGGTATGTGTTCAATGATATCATATCCAACTCCTCTTCCAAAGTTGACTGATTCTATATCAGGAATGATAAGAACTTTGACTCTTTCTTCCCCAACTAATTTCCATAATTCTTTCTTTATGTTAACCTCAACTTCTTGTGCGGTGAATGGATTCTTTTCATTTGGTGCAATATCTCTGATAAGAATTAGAACATTCTTACCTTGTTCCAGCCTTTGGTCAATCAACCATCTATGTCCTTCGTGCCAAGGTTGCCATCTTCCGATAAACATTGAATATTGTTTACCAGGATTGTTCTTTAATTTTGGGTCACCTTCTACGTGAATCTTTTCCATTATATTTCTAATTTTACTCTTATCTCCTGAAGACAGTCATAAACCTTTTTATCTGTTGTGTCAACATCAATAAAGTTTTCTAAAGGTTGTTCATAACCTTCAACGTGAAATGATTCCCTACCTCTAATCTCATTGGTATGGATGTAAAGTTCAATGATATCTTTTCCCATCTTTTGTTTGAAACTTTCTCTTTGGTCTCTGTAGGGTGAAACTAAACAAACTACTGCGTTCATTTTTTTATTATGTAAAAAATGAGAAATATTCTGAGCCAACTCAATGTTTTTTCTACGTCCTTGTTCACTGTAATCTTTGTTCTCAAAGATTTCTCTGATGTCATCACCATCTACTAAAACAGCATCACCTTTAAGGGCGGCAATTAACCAATTACCTAAAGTTGTTTTTCCTGCACCAGGTTGTCCTGTAAGCCAATAAATCATTTTTCTAAGTTTTTAATTTTACGGTCTAAATAAAATGCGGCTTTTTTTAGGTCTTCAAGTTCTTTTGCTGCATCTTTTTTTCCCGCTCGTGCAACATACTTTACCACATTGAAAAGGTATGCATCCAAATCTAATCCCCAAGCCTCACAAACTTTGATTACTTCATATGGATTATCTACCCCACCATAGTGAGCAGGTCCGTTTACCATTTCCTTACTCATTTTTTCCCCATTTTTTTTCCATGTAATCAATGTAATCTTGTGTTCTATTACCATTGTATAAGAAATATACAAAATAATAATCCCAAATCCAGTCTAATTTTTTTAATAACTTTTTCATTACTTAGATTTCTTTTCTGGTTTAGAACCTTTCTTGTACGGTTTC